CTTTTAAGTGGGTAGAGAACGCTTTTGATTGGATGAGAACAGTTAGAAAGGCTTGGGAAAATAAAACCCTGCCTGAGAAAAACTATAGGTCTAACTCAAAAATTTGTAAGACTTGTCCTATTAGGGCAACTTGTGATCTTGCAGGCTCTGGAGAGATTAAGATTAAATCTTTGGAGTCTTTGGATGAAACACTGTCAATGGTGTGATGAAGCATTTGAAACAGCCGTTTCATATCAAATATACTGCTCACCACAATGTAGAGATGCTGCAACTAAAGAAAAAATTGCAGAAAGATATCAGCTTTCAAGAATTAGCCGTAGAGCTGGTAAAGTTAGAAAATGCAAAACTTGCGAGCAGCAGTTATCTATATACAATGATGATCAAATTTGCAGCAAATGTTTGACCAACCCAAATGATATATCCATTGCTTTAAAAGATATAAAGAGGCTATCTAATGGTAAAGATTAGTTTATTTAGTGATCAACCTAAAAATATTTGTGCTATTGATGCAAGCACAAACAGTCTTGCATTTGCTATTTTTTGTGATAAAGAATTAAAGGCATCTGGAAAAATTAAGTTTGTTGGTGCTGATACTTACATTAAAGTTGGCGATGCTGCTAGAAAATCTCTTGCATTTCTGGAAAAGTTTAGCATTGACGCTATTGTAATAGAGCACACAGTATTTATGAATAGCCCTAAGACAGCAGCTGACCTTGCTCTTGTCCAGGGGGGCTTGTTGGGAGCAGCAAGAATTGCTGGAATAAAAAGATTTGGATCTGTAAGCCCTATTACTTGGCAAAACTATATTGGAAATAAAAAATTAGACAATATGGAAAAACTTGAGATAGCTAAGCAAAATCCAAATAAAGCTGCATCAACATTAAAGACTATTGAAAGAGAAGTTAGAAAGCAAAAGACAATTCGTTTTGTAAATGCCTACTACGATAAAAATATTTCTGACAACGATGTAGCAGATGCTGTCGCTATTGGCCACTATGCAATTAATAATTTAGTTAAGGTTGGATTTTAAATGCCAAACAAACTATACGCAAACGAAGCCTGGTTGAAAAAGCGGTACTGGATTGATAAGAGAACTCCAGAAGAAATAGCCAAAGAGTGTGGGGCAACAGTAGAAACTGTATATGTTTACTTGGCAAAGTTTAAGCTAAGGAAGTCTAAAAGATGATTAGTAGAAAAGCTTCTGTAATAAGAGAAACAAAGTTTGAAAGATCTTATGAGATACAGGTTGGGACTAGAACAGTGCTTTCTGGAGAAGTTATTAAGATTAACGGAGAGCATGGAGCAAAGTTTAAGTTTATTAGTTTAGTTACAAATAAAGAAACTGGGGCTACCTGGATAGATTGCTTTGAGCTTGATAAAAACATTGTTTCTGCATGGAGATCCTTTAAAGCTGATAGAATTAAACTAATGCCAATAAAAAGGGGTAAGCATAATGTCAACTGAAGATAACTTAATTGAACATTTAGATAAAGTAAACAGGGTAGTTGAAGAATACCTAAAGGGCAATGAGCCTACCCAGATATCAAAAGAGCTAGATATCCCAAGACAGAAGGTCGTTGCCTACATTAGTGAATGGAGGCAAATGGCCTCAGACAATGCTGCAATTAGGGCAAGAGCTAAAGAGGCTCTTGTAGGAGCAGACACCCACTACAACAAGCTAATTAGCAAAGCTTATGAAGTTATTGACGATGCAACCACTTCGGCAAATCTTAGTGCAAAGACTTCTGCAATTAAATTAGTGTTAGATATTGAAGCAAGAAGAATCGATATGCTGCAGAAAGCAGGGTTGCTAGAAAACAAAGAACTTGCAGAGGAAATGCTAGAAATTGAACGTAAGCAAGAAGTTCTTGTAGGAATTCTTAAAGACATAGCAATGGAGCATCCAGAGGTACGTGACAAGATTATGAGAAGGCTGTCTGAGGTTTCAAAAGAGCGAGAGGTAATCACGATTGTCAACGATGTTTGATGAATTTTTAGAGGTCTTAAAAGATAATAATTTTGAAGAGATCCCCGTTGATGCAAAAACTTTTGTTGAGGGAGAAGATTATCTAGGGCAGCCTCCACTATCAGATATTCAATACGACATTGTTGAAGCAATGAGTCAAATCTACAGAGAAGAAGATTTGGTAGATTTGCTTGGAGAAGAGGAGGGCAGAAGATATTATAAAAAATATACCAAGAATGAAATCATCCTACAGCTCGGAAAAGGGTCTGGTAAAGATTTTACTTCTACAGTTGCGTGTTCTTATATCGTATATAAGCTTTTATGTCTTAAAGATCCAGCTCGTTATTTTGGTAAGCCTAGTGGCGATGCCATTGACATCATTAACGTTGCGATTAACGCACAGCAAGCAAAGAACGTTTTCTTTAAGGGCTTTAAAACTAAGATTGAAAAGTCTCCCTGGTTTGCTGGAAAATTCTACGCTAAAGCCGAGTCTATTGAATTTGACAAATCTATCACTGTTTACTCTGGACACTCAGAAAGAGAGTCACATGAAGGTCTTAACCTTTTGCTCGCAGTGCTTGATGAGATCTCTGGTTTTGCTCAAGAAATTGGGACTGGAAATGATCAGGGTAAAACAGCAGATAACATCTATAAAGCGTTTCGTGCGTCTGTAGACTCTCGTTTCCCAGATCTTGGAAAGGTAGCCCTCTTATCCTTCCCACGTTTTCCAGGAGACTTTATTACAGAGAAATATGATAACGCTATTGCAGAAAAAGATATTATTCATAAGACTCATAAGTTTATTATGAATCCAGATTTACCAGATAATGCTGAAGGAAACTCTTTAGAAATTGAATGGGAAGAGGATCAAATAATTTCTTATAAGTATCCAGGAGTTTTTGCATTGAAGCGTCCAACCTGGGTTGTCAACCCTACTCGTAAAGTGGATGACTTTAAAGTATCCTTCTTTACTGACATGGGCGATGCTATGCAACGCTTTGCATGCGTACCAACTTTTGCATCAGACGCATTTTTTAAGCAGCAAGACAAGGTTCGTGCATGCATGACAATACGAAATCCTATTGACGCAGGAAAAAGATTTGATGAAACCTTTAAGCCAGATCCAAACAAAAAATATTTTGTTCATGCTGACCTTGCACAAAAGCATGACAAGTGTGCGGTAGCAATTGCTCACGTAGAAAAATGGGTATCAGTTCAAGTCATGAAAGACTATGAGCAAGTAGTCCCAATGGTAATAGTAGACGCCGTTGTTTACTGGGAGCCAAAGGTAGAAGGTCCAGTAAATCTTTCAGAAGTAAAGCAGTGGATCCAAAATTTGCGTAGGCAGGGTTTTGATATCGGAATGGTATCATTCGACCGATGGCAATCATTTGATATTCAGAATGAGCTCAAGGCTGTTGGCATGAGAACAGAAACAGTTTCAGTTGCTAAAAAGCATTATGAAGACATGGCAATGCTTATGTATGAAGAGCGTTTAGCTATGCCAGCAATTGAGTTATTGTTTCAAGAATTAACAGAGCTTAAGATTATGAAAAATAATAGAGTTGACCACCCAAGAAAATTATCTAAGGACCTTGCAGACGCAGTTTGCGGTGCAATATTTGGTGCTATATCACATACCCCCAAAGATCAAAACCTTGAAGTTGAGGTTCATACCTTTAAAGATAGGCCAAAGCAAGTTGACAACCTTCCAGACAATGTGATACAATATAAGCCCATGCCCAGAGATGTGCAGGAATATCTAGAAAGTTTTGATTTATTGTAAATCAAAAATAAAAATAAGGAGAAAAAAATAATGACTTCACTAAAGAAGCCACTAATTGCTATTGCTTCTGCAGTAGCCCTAGTGGGAACTATGCTAATTGCTGGTCCCGCTAATGCATCATCCGCTACACTAACCGTTGCTGGATCTGCTCCAGCTACAGCAGGTACTACCTCTGCAACTGCAGTTGCTCTCCCAGTTCCTGCAGATAATGACGTAAGCTCTGCTGATGCACTTCGCATTGCACTCTCTGGCGTAACCGCTGGAAGCAATGTTGTTGTGACTGCTACCAATGCAAAGATTGTCACAGCTGTTACTTCTGGTTCTACCATCGTTAAGGTCGACTCTGGAGTGTCTACAGCAACAATCTCAACTGGTACTGGAACAACTGCAGACGTTTATGTTTACACAACCACTACTGAAACTGGAACTGTTGTTGTAACCGCAAACAGCAATACAACAACCTACTACGTAAAGGGTACTGCAGGTTCTGCATATAACCTAACAGTGGTTGCTCCAACAGTTGCAAATCTAAATGCTGCTGTAGAGATTACTGCACTTGTAACTGACGTATTTGGCAATGCAGTAACTAACGCTAGCATCTCTTCTACAGTAATTCGTGGATCAATTGGTGCGTTCTCATATGATGCAACTGACAAGCGTTACGAGGCAACTCTAACTGTTCCAGCTACTGCAGGTACAACTGTAGTTGCTAACACAATCACCGCATCTGCTGTAACAGGTCTTGCAAAGCCAGCAACTGAGGTTGTTTCAAACATCTCTGTTGCAGACCTTGCTGGCCAGGTAGCTGCTCTAACCGCACAGGTTGCAGCTCTAAAGGCTGACTACAACTCTGTAGCCAAGAAGTTCAACAAGAAGGTTAAGAAGAGCAAGCGAGTTGCTCTAAAGTAATTAACTATGTGTAATAAAGGGGAGGGGCTAAAATCCCTCCTTTTTATTATCACAAAATTTTAAAAAGGAGTTAGAATAGATGTCTATACAAATTGTCTACTTTTCTAATTATTCTGGCAATACAAAACGATTTGTAGAAAAGTTGGATAATGTATCTATCCGTATTCCAATAACCTGGAATCCTGCTTCACCAGTTTATGTAAAAGAAGAATACGTTCTGATGGTTCCAACTTATGGCGGAGGTTCTGAAAGATCCGCAATACCTAAGCAGGTAAAAAGTTTTCTTAACATAGAAGAAAACAGAAATCTATTACGTGGAGTAGTAGGCTTTGGCAACACAAATTTTGGTAATGACTTCTGCAAAGCCGCAGAGTTAATTGCACAAAAAACTGGGGTACCAGTTATTGCTAGAGTAGAAATATTCGGCACAGACGATGATATTAATAAGGTAAAAGAAAGGCTAGGTCTGCTATATGGATAACTACAGTTATCACGAACTAAACGCAATGCTAAATCTCTACGGAGCCAATGGGGAGATTCAGTTCGATAAAGATAAAGAAGCAGCAAGAGCTTATTTCTTAGATCATGTAAATCAGAATACAGTATTCTTTCACAGCATTGAAGAAAAACTTCACTACCTAGTAGAGAATGAATACTACGATGACACTGTTTTAAAACAATACTCAGAAGAATTTGTAAAAGAGTTATTTAAACAAACTTATTCTTATAGGTTTAGGTTCCCTACTTTTGTTGGGGCCTACAAGTTCTACACCTCTTACGCACTAAAGACCTTTGACGGTGAGAGATACTTAGAAAGATTTGAAGATCGTGTTGTAATGAATGCTTTGATGCTTGCACGTGGCAATGAGCAAATTGCAAAAGATACAGTAGATGAAATTCTATCTGGTCGTTTCCAGCCAGCAACACCTACCTTTCTAAATGCAGGTAAAAAGCAGCGTGGAGAGTTTGTCTCTTGCTTCTTATTGCGTGTTGAGGATAATATGGAATCAATTGCTCGTGCAGTGACTTCAGCTCTGCAGCTATCAAAGCGTGGTGGAGGAGTTGGTCTTAATTTAACTAATGTTAGGGAGCATGGTGCACCTATTAAAAAAATTAAGAATCAATCTTCTGGAGTTATCCCAGTAATGAAAATGCTTGAAGATGCATTCTCCTACGCCAACCAGCTAGGTGCTCGTCAGGGTGCAGGAGCTGTTTACCTAAACGCTCATCACCCAGACATCATGAAGTTCCTAGATACTAAAAAGGAAAACGCTGACGAGAAGACTCGTATCAAGACACTGAGTTTGGGGGTAGTTATTCCAGACATCACTATTGAGCTAGCTAAGACTAATGAAGACATGTATCTATTCTCACCATACGACGTAGAGAGAGTATATGGAAAGCCAATGAGTGATGTTTCTATTACAGAAATATACCAGCAGCTGGTTGATGACCCTCGTATTCGTAAGTCCAAGATTAAAGCTCGTGAACTCTTTGAAAAGATTGCAGAGCTACAATTTGAATCAGGCTATCCTTACATTGTTTACGAAGACACTGTTAACAAGGCCAACCCAATCGAAGGCCGCATCAACATGTCTAACCTTTGCTCTGAGATCCTTCAGGTCAATACTCCCACTACATATAACAACGATATGTCTTACAAGCATATTGGAAAAGATATTTCTTGCAACCTTGGCTCACTAAACATTGCTAGGGCTATGGAGTCTCCAGACTTTGAAAAGACTATTGAGGTTGCTATTCGTTCACTCACTTCTGTATCTGAGCAGTCATACATTGATTCTGTAATGTCAGTAGCTGAAGGCAATAAGAAGTCTCGTGCCATTGGTCTAGGCCAGATGAACCTGCACGGTTATTTTGGTAAAGAAGAAATGTACTATGGAGATGAAGAATCAATTGACTTTACTAATATCTATTTCTTAACAGTACTATACTACGCTCTAAAATCATCTAACAAGATTGCTATTGAGACTAAGTCACCATTTGATGGATTTAAGAAGTCTAAGTATGCAGACGGATCTTTCTTTGATAAGTATACCCAGCAGAAATGGGAGCCAGCTACAGAGAAGGTTG